TAGTCATAATTTAGTCATAATTTAGTCATAATTTAGTCATAATTTAGTCATAATTTAGTCATAATTTAGTCATAATTTAGTCATTTTATTGTTTAATTTGGTCATTTTAAGAATTTTGACTAAATTGAAATAGTTAGTTTAAGCTAATCGAGTTTGAAAAAATATGTGGCTCGTAAGGGGGGTATCTATATATCTCGCACCCCCTTTAATTCTGTTGCGTTTTTCAAATAATATATGAATATCATATGATTAATCCATATCGATAAAACGCTCATAAACGCGCTCTAAGAGCAAACAACTAAAAGAATATAAAAGGACTAGGAAGAAACTAAAGGGCCTTAGAACGCATTTAAAAAGGCTTATACTAAAGAGTTCTATTTTATGCCACGAATAAAAAGAAGAAAAAAAGAGCCTTTACTTAAAGGATTTTAAAGCTTTATTTTAAAGTGGTGTAGTTGTTCTATGTTAACGCCAACAAAAAGCGATAAAAAAAGAGCTAGACTTTTTAATATCTAACTCTGTAAGATAAATAAATTATATATATAATGACTAGTAATAATATCCATATTCCAAATTTTAAGAAGAAACTTAAACCAATCATAAGCAATAATATTCTAATCATGGTTACGTTTTAACCCCTCAAACAGTATTCAGCAACACTAAGAACAAGAAGAAGTAAAGCTAAATAACAAACGATATTCAAGAAGATTTTACCTATAAAGGCATAAATATATATTTTGTTATTATTCATGATTTAAATCCCTTTCAGTTAGTTAGCAATAAACAATGCATGATGTCTTATCTCTGGTGCATACTGACAAGTAATAACGAATCTTTTCGTATTATCATATTTTTTCACTGTTTCACACAAGTCACTTTCACAAGCTCCGTCCAAATAATATATATAACCTTTATGCCCGTTATACTCAAAACGTGCATAATTATAATACGTATATTCTCTAACAAATTGATTGAAATGATAGAGCTTTCTTCTTTTCCCTTTTTCTTTATTTTTTAGCATGATTTCAATATCCTCTCTCTTTGTTTTTCTGTTGGATCATAAATATTAAGTTTTGCATTCCTGATAAGGCATCAATCAAACTATTGTAAGTATCACAATATACAAGCTGATCTACGCCCGCTCCAATTGTGTAGATGTCAATGCCTTTAATGTTATAACTAAAGTGTGTTCTTAAAGTTTTGTTTTCTTCTAGCACGCCCATTTCATGTAAAGCGTTGTCAATGTGTTTCATTTTGATTTCGATTAGTTCTGCTTTTGTCATGTTTTTGTCCTCCTAAACGTGATCTACAAATTCTATATCAATAAATTCATCGCATGATAAATTATTGACGATCTTTAACAAGTCAGCTTTACAATAATTCAAGCCATCTGTTGATGGATGTTTTCCATAAGACATACCGTCTTTTTCATATTCCAAAGATAAATATAATTTGTGATTATGTTCTCGAACTGGCTTTTTTAAAGGCTTTCCAGTTTTTTTGTTAGTGAACCTTGTACACGCTCCCATTGTGGCCTCTGCAAAATAATGGATACCATCTTTCCCAGTAAAACGAAATACTAACCTATAATTTTCTAAGTCGCTGAAAAGTTTCGCTTCTGTATCATTAAAGAAGTTACAGCCACGCTTTTCTACTAATAATATTTTACTCATCTTTTTTTGTCCTCCTAATAAGTTTCTGTTTGTTTTTTAGTGGTGGTTCTTTAGGTTTTCCAGGTCTTAAGAACTACCTTTTTTTATTATTTAATATTTTGTCACCCCCTCAAGAATTAGATCATAATCTTTATTGACTCTGATTTCATAATCATAATTTTCACCAAAGATACAATAACAGCCTGGCTCTTCTTTATCCGTTGTTTCTTGCGTTTCGAGTAGTTCTGTTAACTCTTTTAAATTTTCAACAGTTAACCACATACCACCAATTTTTAGTTTTCGTTTCATTTTTGATCACTCCTTTTCTTTACGTCTATACAATATCATATGTATATATTGATTGCAATACATATTTTGATTTTTTTTAAAGGGACTATAAAAGCCCCTTTTTTTCCATATCCTCCATCACTAATTTATATATATATGGTTTTAATTCTTTATTTTTTGATAGTTCTTTTAAATACTCAATAATTTTGCTGTCTTCTTTTCTAATCCTAAAACTAAAGTTCACATAGTTATTTTTTATATACTTTTTTTGAGCTCGTAAAACATAGTCTTTCATACAACACACCTAGTTTTTAAAACTAGATAACATAATGATAAAAACTAAATTTCGTAATTATCTGAACTATTTAAGTTATCTAGATAAAAACCTTATCCCTTCTTTTACAATTTCATTATATATTGATTTCTATATATAGTAAAGTACAAAATGCAAAATCTAGTTTTTACAAAATGCAAATTTTAGAAATTACAAAATAAAAATTTTATAAAATACAAAATATAAAAAATAATTTTTTTAATAAAAAAATAAAAAATTTCTCCCTATATATAGATATATATAATATATATAAATACTAATTAGATAATATTAGATATATTACTATTACAAGAAGAGAGAGATAAATATATATACTTAGAATATATAAACTACTTGTAGTAAATATTAACTACTTAAGTTTATTACATAGTATTACGTATATTATTTCTGCTAAGAAATAATATTAAGTAATACATATAGAATATGATCTAATAGTAGTACTAAATATAAAAAAAGAATTTCTTGGCGAACCTCGAAATTCTAAAATATCCTCCTGCATTGCTTATTTTAAACCGTACACATTCCCTGCCATATCTATTCTTCTGTATAAAGAAGCTTCTTTCTGTATTCAAAAACGTAAAAATTGGAGGATTTATTCAATATGCCAGTCTGTTTTTGCGACTCTGTTAGTGATGACTGAAACGTTGTTCTTAATATATGTGTACGGACGTTAGATATGGCACATTGCTATTCGCTTGTCGTAAGGCTTGATACAGGCTTGTTTTGTCTTCCTGAATGTATTTGCCTATCTTTGCTTACAATCGCTCTCTATATGCTCATTTAATGCCCCTATATGTCTGTTGCACCCTAGGGGTAGTTTTTCTGTTGCGATTGGGCGTACTGTAATTGGGGGTACTGTAATTGGGGGTACTGCGATTAGTGGTATTTCCATTGAACCCCCTCCTATCTTTTCCACTGCGTTAGGTGGTGTCTTTTTATCGTGCATAATGGACATATATGCCCCATGTCCATCTGAATAAGTCGATACATCTGCATCTCTATATGTTAAATGCCAATTTACTGAACAATTCATTGTACAATTCATTGAATGACCTCGTATGTTATGAAAAAGCCCTTGTTTTGCCTCGTATATAGAAAATCGTTGTTATTTTAACGAGCGACTGGTGAGGCATGTCCAAGGGCGAGACGAACCAATCAGCTCAATATAAGTATATCATTCTTTCATGAAATGCGATTTTTCACGATTCGTCTTTTTCCCTTGTCTGCCAGTAGTATTTGTACTTCTCAGGTCTTTCATGTCGCTTGTGCCATCTGTCATTTACAAGGACTTTCAAGACCATTTCTTCCTCGATCAATACTTCTCTGTCTCCCTTGATTTCCAAGGCTTTCCATATGCCTTTTTTATGCTTGTATAAAAGCTCGCATACTCGAATGTCTTTACCCTCGGTAAAATATACATCCGACTGAACTATGTCTCCCTTTATCAACTCTTGCCCTTTATAGAGTTGATACTGTTCTTCAGGATATCTGTAAGGTCTCAAAGAATGCCTAACTGCACCATGAGCGATGTTTTGACTTGCCTCAATTCTGTATCGCTTAGTGCACCCATTCTTTTGCCTACAGTGTCCTTGTCGATTGTCAAAATCTGTTCGGTTCTTACAACTCCACAATGTGTATGCACGTGGCAAGGTAAGTCCATTCGCTTCATGCTCGTTGTTAATGGACATACCTGCACTGTACTAGAACCCTGATTCTGAAAATCATTGCTAATGATGAGACATGGTCTGTTTTTGTCTAATATAAAGTCATTGTACGTTGGTAAACTGCACCAATGTACATCTCCATATCTAACCATTTCTCTATGCCTCCTAGAATGGATAATTGTAATTATCGTACTGGTTTGGATCATAATATCCGTTGTCTGATTGACTGTATTCCTGACTGTCTGCTTGTTGCCCTTGTGCCTGCGTATTCTGTTGTCCTCGTTTCGTTTCCAAGAAGTGTATTTGATTTACCAGCACTTCATTTACAGATACTGTGCTTCCTTGCTTGTTCTTATACGTTCTAGACTGGATTCTTCCCTCTACTCCGATAAGAGAACCCTTTTTAAGATATTTTCCCATATTCTCTGCCGTTTTGTTCCAAGCTACACAAGTAATAAAATCTACATCTTGCCCACTTTCGCCTGCTTTCATTCGATTGACTGCCAAACTAAAGGTAACTGTGCTTTTGCCTGATGCTGTCTTTCTTAGCTCTACATCACGCACCAATCGTCCAATCAATACCACTTGATTTATCATCGTTTTAAATAACCTCCTAAACGCTCTAGCGTTCGTTCTCTATTTTCTAATGATTGTTTCAAGCCAAAATTTTCTCGTTCCAAGTGTACGATATAATCATGTACACATTTCCAAGGTTTATACATTGCGTACAAGCCTTGTTTCTTAAGTACATATTCGATTGTTTCCATGTCTTCTTTTATTTCTTTGTTACGGATTTGTGCTTCTTCTTTCAATTTAACAATCTCCATATCTAAACTCTAATTCTTTAACAGATTCTTTACCATAATTGTTTTCAGTACATACGATATATCTATCAATGTATTTTTTGTCGAAACGAACAGAATTAATCATCGTTGTGTCATAGGAATATATACAACACATCTCTATGTGAAATTTTTTATTAATTTCACTAAGAATGGTCATCAATTCTTTCTTTAGATTTTCTACAGTAGTATCTCTTAGCGTTCCTACAATCGAAACAGAATATTGCGTTTGATATTCAAATGTTTTTCCGTCTTTATAACCTGATACGTTATATCCGTCTAAAATACTGACATGATATTCGCAAGGTCTTTCACTTCCACTTGTTTTAGGAAGCGAATCAAGAAATGTTTGAATACTTTGTTCTGTTTCGGTATGAGAATATGTGTTAAGTAAAATATTCCCATTTACATATGTCCACATACTCATTCTTTCAAACCTTCTCTCGTTATCAATCTATTTTCTTTCTTTTGCTTCATTGCGTAAAGCTCTTCATCATCGATATAGTACATATATTGCAATTGTTGAAGGCATATCATCACATCTGCCATTTCTTCAATTAGGTTTTCTCTTTCATATTCAACTGGAAAATCTTTTGAACATAAACACTTACTAATGGCTTGTATCAACTCTGCACATTCTTCTTGAGCAATCATGCTTTGGAAACGGATTCCATTTTTCTTGACTAGCTTTTCTATCTTTAATTTGTCCATGATTTATTCCTCAACTCGAAAGACATACTTTTTAAGTCTTTCTTCTCCAATTTCATCAATGGCTTTTTGAGTTAGTTCTTCAGTATCAAAATATATAGTTCCTTGATAATAGATATGAATATTAAATGCTGATTCTATAATCATTCTTTTATCGAAAATAACAATAAAATAATTGTGTTTACCATACTTAAAAGTTCTTCTGCCATACTTGAGCATGATAGATTCGCATTTTCTGCGTTCTAGCTCGAATTCAGCTTCTTCTTTTGTTAAGAATGCATTACCATTTTCTCTAATTGCTAAATCCCACGCATTTCCATTCCAAGTATTACAATTATTATTATTAATGGTACTAATATGCCAATATTCATCGCCATCTTTTAAATCCCAAACTGTTTTAGGTTTAGGCTTTACCAATAACTCTTTTAATTTCTCTTCATCAACTAAATATTCTCCGTATTTAGCTTGTATTTCATTTAATTTAATCATAATTTTCACCCTCCCAAGGCATTCCTACATTCACTACAGGAAAACCTGCCAATATACTAGTCATCCAATTTACTCTGAAACAAAACGCTTTCTGCTCATAGGTCAATTCATATCCACATCTTTTTCTATGATCGTATTCAAAAGCTCTTAAAAGATACGTAATAAATTCATTCCTAAGCTCTTTCTTGACCTTTCTAAGGCTTAAAGGGAAGAAAAACGCAACTTTGACCATCCAAATAATCATTTTTCCCTCAGGTCTGTTTTCTTCGATAGCTCTATTCACCTTTATAAGCCATTGATACGTTTTAAGATTTTCTTCTTGTGTTCTCATTCGATTACCTCACAATTTTTTAAGATATCTTGTATTTTCATTGATGTGTCTGTAATACCTTTGAAATATCCTTTACTTCTCATTTCTTTTAATTCGCTAAAATTTTTGAAATAATACCCTTTGTTTATGTATGACATTAGTAAATCATATTCAAACTTAGTCAATTTGATAGGTTCTTTGTGTTCTTCCAATAACCAATCAAACCCTTTTTCGTCAAAATTTTCATAATCTTTATTGCGTAAACTAATAACAATATTTACCCCAATTTCTTCACATTCTTTGTTAAACAAACAATTGATCGCTATCATGCCTGCTTTTTGCAACCATTCTAAATTCGTCATTCTCTTTCTCCTTTGTATGGTTCTTCTATCTCTTTCCACGCAATTACTTTTCTTTCTCTGTGTATATTGTCATACGCCCATGTTTTATCGGAATAAAATAAATCGTCTTTTACTCTATACCATTTATCAGCATATAGGCATGTAACTCTATAACTCCCTGGTTTATCTGGCAATCTTTCGCTACATGGAATCCATTCGTTTACTTTTGGTTGTTCATTGATTAAATCTATTACAAAGTTCAATGTGTTTTTCATGACACTTGCATCTCGACCATACAAGTTGCCACAACCAGGTGTTGATTCTGTATCGATACGTAATATTTCATCTTCTAATTTTTCAATCAATTTCTTTTCATCAATCATTTATACCATCTCCACCCATTTATTCTTATTCTATTTTTTGCTCTTATAAATTCAGATTGAATTTCTTTTAATTTATAATTACCTTTTTCATTGATTTCCTTTTCATAAAGTGTAGTATATGAACCACACTCATCTGATGATGTATGAACCGTGTAATGTTTATCTTCATATTTAAAATAAACACACCAAGGCTTAACTTTATATATGTATCTTGCATGGATACTTTATAAACAATTTTATTCTCCTTTCTAAAACAACTTTTGCTGAATGCAACTTATTCTATTGTTGCAAATTTTTAAATATTCTTCAGCAATTTCAAATCCAATATAATTTCTTTTATTGTTTATGCAAGCTAAAGCGGTTGTGCCGCACCCCATAAACACATCTAAAACAATATCGTTTTCTTTTGTGAATTTTTTTATAAAATATTCAGCTACATCATATCTCATAACTGCTCCGTGTCCTTTAAAATGTTCGCTGTTTACATTTGTAATAATATGGTTTTTTGTTTGCTCCTTTCCATAACTTCTAAAATCTTTACCGTCTTTAAAAAAGAAAAAATATTCAAATGAGTTTGTAACACTTCTTGTGTTATCGGATTCTCTATAATTATTTGCTGGTTGAGGATTGTTCTTCGCCATACTTATTGATTGTTTTTCGTATAACTTCTAATCGGTCAAATAGGACTAAATCATTTAATTTCATTGAAGCCTCCCTAAAACAACCTCGGTTGTTCGTTATACATACTTCTTAATTCTTCGTAACTATTTGTCCAAGTCGAATCGTATATTTGATCGCCTACTTGATACATCGAATAACTGTTGTATCTATCAGGCTTAATAAATGTCTTAGCTAACAAACACACATGACCATCTCTTTCAAACCAATAATCATGATTCATAATCTGCAATGTGTATCTGTCGGCAGGATATACTTCAACTTCTTCCTGACTGAACAAATTCATTGCAAAAATCTTATTGTCCATTTAAATACTCCATGAATGAGAAATGGAATTTTTCAATAACTTCAATCACTTCTTTGAGTGTCATTGTCTTTTCCTGCACTTCTTCTAAAAGAATTTTATGTAGACACCCCTTTAAAGCCGTCTCTAGACTTGGATAGTAGCCAACATTGTCTTTCCTGATGTATTTCTCCTTGGTGTCCTTTTTCTCGGCTTCTACAAGCTTCTGCAAGATGAATTGTGTTCCATCTGAAATGACCTGATATTGTTCGTTTATTATTACCATTTCACTCTGCCTCCTAAAATAGTTGTGTTTGTACATTGCTTAGCATTTTTTCTTTTGCCAAGTTATAAAAATCTTTCTTGATTTCAAATCCATAACAACTTCTACCTAATTCTGCACAAGCTCTCAATGTACTTCCACTTCCTGCTACTGGATCAATTACTACATCGTATGGGTCTGTATATATTTCGATTAACTGTTTTAAAACAGATGCTGGCTTTTGTGTTGGGTGTATCTTTGGATAATTCCCTCCACGATCATATGCGAACCAGTCCAGTATCATTCGTCCGTTGTTATTAAACTTTGGCAATTTATCTCGATAAAGAACAAGTGCAGTTTCAGTTGCTCCACAAATTCTCATATTTGCTTTTAAGACTTGACTTGAAGTGCTTTTGATAAAGAACAATGGCATAGCGTGATTAAATCCAAATTGTTTTGCATAGTCTTTGATTTCGTTCAGTTGTTGCCAAGAACAGAAGATAATCATACAAGGTGCTTGTCCTCTTTCCTTTGGTTCTTTCTTTAAAAGTCTTGCACAAAAATTAAAGAAGTTATAAATCTTGAAATCTTTATCTGTATCAAAAAATTCTTTTCCTGCTTTATCTGATTCACCATTTTTGTTATCGCCACCCACATACCAATCTGAACGACTTCCATAAGCATTAATTCCTATGTTGTAAGGAATGTCTGCAATGATAAGTTGTGCTCTAGGAATTTGATAACGTTTGGCATTTTCAAAGTGATCGTTGTACAGTTCAATTTTTACTTTTTTCTCAAACTTATCCATTTTCCTTTTCACCTTTCAAAATCTACGTACCACAAACTCTTAAAACGAATTGCTTTTAGATATTCCTGAACTTCTGCAAGTGCTATCTCGTTCTTGAATGTATCTATCTCGTCCATCAATCGACACGCTTTTTTAAGGCTTGCTAGAAGTTCTAATTCCTTGTTTTTCACACTTCCACCTCATCATCTTTAGGAACAAACTTTTTAAACACATCATAGTATCTTCCAGTGTTTCCTAACGCTCGTTTTGCAATTGCCATTGCCAAACCTTTTTCTTCATCAAACTCATCTCCATGTGCTTTAACAACTGTTTTTGTTCCGTCCTCCCATAACACAATCGTTGCTGGATTGTTGAAGATAACACGCTTGATTTTGAAAACATCTTGCAAAACCATCTCATCGATTCTCTCATCAATAACTCCAAGCGTTTTGATAGGACTGTCAATAGGAATGTTAAATGGAAATCCATCTTCCCTTGTTCTGTTAATTTTATCTAAATCAAATAAAATCATTTTTACTCCTCCTCGATTTTCACAATCGTATATTTTCGTTTTAAGTTCAAATGCCTTGCATAATAGTTTCGCACTCTTTTCTCAGGCACTTTTAAGTAGTTCGCTATTTGTCGAACACTGCCAACAAACACGCAATCATCTTTTGTGTTGTACAAAGCATAGGTGCATAGTCTTTCATTCGGTTGTTTCTTTCCTGACATATTCATACCCCTCTTGTTGCGGCATTGGTTGATAGTCTTTGATAATCGCTTCTTGCATAAATAGTGCGAATCCAAACCATATCAGATACAACACAATGCCAATTGCTACTTTTCTCATTCGATAAATCCTCTGGGTTCTTGTCGTAATTCTAAGAATTGCTTTTCTAAACCAGTTTGTCTTGATATCTCTAAGAGATTGAGCTTTCCAGATAGATAATCTTGTTTCTGTTGATTGATTTCACGCTCGTAGTTTTCTAACAATTCTTTTCTTAAAAATTCACGTCTAGTTTCATCTGCTTCGCCTAGTCTAGTGAGAAAACTCGTTCCACCATAGACTTTTCGTAAGAACAAAGGCAAACTGTTGTAATTCTCTTTTGCCGTTCCGTATGTACGAGAACACTTTTTGCAAGCAACTCGCCATACTTTCTCAAAACTAGGTTGTGGAAATTGCGTGTCCTTTAGAATTTGTTGTTTCAGTGCTCCAATTAAGTCTGCAAAACTGTAAATCGGTTCACGGCTAGAAATAAGTTCATGTAATGCATTATGGACTTGTTTGCCAGTGAAGTGGGAGAAGTGAAGTTTTAAAGCGTTTGCGTTTGCTTGCATTTCTTCTTGTGTTGGATTTTCTATCAAAACTTGTTTTCCACTATACAAACTTCTTATTTCTATCAATAACTGAACACATTCTTTATCCGTCATTCTCTTCTGCCTCCATTTGTTTTAACCAATCTAAATATGGATTGTTGCTTTGTTTAGATTGTTTAACTTGCGTTGTGTAGTTGCCTTTATCTTGTTCTTTCGCTAACCAATTGTTTATGAATTTTTTTACACCACGTTTTGTTTTACGTTTAGTAGGATTCGATAAACTCCAACCTCTCATTTTTCTAAGTTCCGCCATAACATCTACGTTAGGATATAAACTTTGCATTTCTTGAACAAACTCAAAATAGATTGGGTATTCAGAATTATCATTCAGTGGGATATAGATGACGGCTTGTTCTGATTTATCAGTACAAGCTATATTACTTATATCTTTATCTATATCTTTATCTATATCTTTATCTATATCTAAACCTATATCTATATCTGCGTTCTCCGCTTGTTCTCCGTTTGTTCTCCTTTTGTTATCTCCGAACATTTCTATAAGTTTTGAATCGTCAATAGATATTCCAGAATTAAATGAATACGAGTTATTATCTTTTAGTTTTAATAATCTCTTTTCATCTGTATAGACTGTTTCGTGATACCTAGATTTAGATAACGTATTGTGCATACGCCAATGTTTGATGACGATAACTCCGTTCTCGAATGTAAGAAGGAATCTCTTAGCGATTAGAAGTTTTAAATCATCCTCGCTTGCACCGACTAATCGTTGTATTCTTTTTGGGTTTCCAACAAATCCGTCATCATCTGCTCTCATGTTTAAGTGAAAGTAAAGACATTGAGCGGACAACGGCATATCCAAGAAAGCGTCTGAATCAACGATTTTGATATTAAACATTCTCTTGTTCGCCATTGTTTACTCCTTTGATTCGCATACATTTTTCTTTAAAAACAAGTTTTCATTGACATAGTCTGCAAATTCTAAAACTCTCAAAATTTCACCTTTTGATAAATCATCTTGATTTTCTAAGACATAATCGCTTGCTTTCACTTTAATGTCGTTAAAATCTATTGATACGCTAAATCCAATTTCCATTTTTTTCACTCCTTCAAAAATTTATCGCTCATCTGAACCCCCTATTTCTTTTATATCAACCTCAACACATGGAATTGAATCGTAGTTTTTCGTTACGACTAAATTGACAACTTGTTTATCGTCCATAAACGCTATGCCATTCAGTGAATCCAGAACAATCTTTGCGATATTGTCGCAATCGGGTTTCTTTGTTGGCTTTATCATTCCCATTTCTGCTTGTTCTCTTTTCTTCTTTGAGAACGATTTAGGAATCGGGAAATAAGAATTTATTCGAACAACTAATTCACCTTCCAAAGGTTTATATTCAGGGTGTTCAATCAAGAAACGTTCTTTGACATATGTTTCATAATTGACTGTTTTCTGAGGCGTATATGTTTTTACAAACTGTCCTTGCCTTGAAAACTTAGGTCTTTGTTTCCCCATTGGCTCTCCTGGTATCTCAAATCTGTATCTCATTTAATTTCCCCCATTCTCATACTTGATAGCTTCAAGTAATTTCTTCCATGCATTGCAGATGTTCTCTGCACTTTGGTAAGCGTTTTTAAAGCGTGTGAGCTTGCATTCAAGGTCTGATAAGGTATTTCTATCCTTGATGAGTTTTTGCTCGGCTATACCCTCAAAATAGGACATGGCAGGAACTTTACTATCAGGATTCTTTGTCTTATATTCATCTCTAGCGATATAAGCGTATATTTTACTGTTTGCACTTAGTTCATCTCGAACTCTGTTGCGTTCTTTCACGTATCGTGCGATGCATTCTCCAAAGAGAAACAACTGATTCGATACGTTCTCTATGTTCTTAGCAATTTGATAAGGTGTATCTGCATCGTTGTCTATGCAGGAAATCAGATAATCCACTTGATTTGCGATTTCTTCTTCTGTCCAGTCTTTCATTTGAAATGGATTGAACATATACACATTCTGTCCATCAATTAGCATTTTCCATCACCAACTTTCTTTGTCTGTATTCGGCATAGATACCTGAAGTATTTCCGTATCTATTTCTGAATTTTTCGATATAGTCTGTTTTGAATACTTCCATGAATTCTTCATGACTGTATCTATCTTCAAATGCCATTTGACACATGGCTTGAATTCGTAACTCTAAGTTTCTATCGTTATGGATTGAGTAATTCGTTTGATTATGCCAATCAGGTCTTAACCATATCCAACAACCATACTCAGTAGACTTATCGCGGAATGCACCTCTGTATACGTGGTGTATACAAAGGTTTTCTTCACGTGGTTCTCTAGTAAAGAAGCATTCCTTGATTTGTCCTTGTAATAGGTTTTTCTTATACGAGTGATTCATTGTCCATCACTGGCTCTGCTTGTCTATCAGGTTCAAACTGTGTTTCAGGAACATCTTGTTGATGACGTTTTGGTGTTTCATCAGAAACTTCATTTACTTCTGTTTCAACTACTTTTTCAGTATCGAAATAAACAGGTGCTTGTTCTTCTGATTCCTTGTATGACATATCGTTTTCGTATGCGTTCTGCATTTCAATCGACATGATTCCCCACTTAGAAATCAACTGTCTTAACATGGTTTTGTATGCCATGCCATCAAAGTCTTTTTCCCAAAATGTGTAACCCTTTTTAGCTCTGTACCCTTGGCTATATTTCATTGCGTGTTCTTCCATTTTCTCTTTAGACCAGTACATTGTTTTTCTGAATCCATTGACTAATTCAAACATTGCATAATATCCAATCGTTTCTGCCTGCTCACGTTCTCTTTCGTCTTGAATAGGGGTTACTTCGATTTCTTCATTGAATGGATCATAATTGATTAATTCTCCCTCTTTAACAGAAACAACATTAATTCGTTTGTACTGTCCTGAACGGATAGCTAATTGGATGTACCCTTTGTAACCCAACTGGAATGTAGAAACTCGTCTGTTATTCTTACGATCATTGAATGGCACCATGTAGTAATGCCCTAATTGAGGACTTGGAGATAGATTCAAAGATTCTCCAATAAGTCCTGCACTTACTGTTGTTGCAAAATCACAAGTCTGTAATTCAGGATTAGAATTGACTGCACTGATGATGCTTGTAACGAATTTCTTCCCTCGCATCTCACTTCCCAATGTCTTGTAAATATTGCTAACTACTTTTGAATTCTTAACGTATTGAGCGAATGTCGGTGTTCCATTCTCTTTCTTTGCTAAACTATTTTTTACTTGCATCTTATAACTCTCCTTTGCTTGTTACCTTGAATGTAAATGTTGTGTTATTTTTCAAATTTACTAATACCTTTGTAAGTTCTAATAATTGTTCACGTGTTCCCTCAACTCTGAACTCTGCCCAATTTGTATTTTGTTCTACAACCTTGTTTTCAGGCTCGCTAGGTATGCTCTGTTCAAAATGTAAAGGTTCTTGGACTATTTGTTCTTCCTTTTGTTTTTGTCTCTCTACAGACTCTCTGATACGCTTTAAATCGTCTGCTTTAACTTTGGCACGCATTAAATCGTAGTCTTGGAAATACACTTCCTTGATTTGAGCGATATCTGTTTCATCATTAGGTAAGAACGTTTCCATAAAACCTAAATCCTGAACGATTTTGTCATAGATAGCATTCAGGTCTTTTTCAATGGATTTATTTGAAGTTGTTTTGTTCAACCATTTCTCATTGAATTTTGGAGTCAGATCATAGTGTTCTCCATTGCCTTTGCTATCTAGAAGTGTTTGCCATGCTTCATAGATATGTTTACGTTTTTCTTCTTTTAAGGTATCTTCAATGTCTGTAATACCTTGTCCTAAACTGTCGGCACATTGTTTGATTTTCTTTTCAATGTCCATGATGTTTTTCTTGTCCTCTTTCCATTCTGAGAACAAATCATCTTCAACACGTTTCCTTTCATCTGAAACCATCTTCACAATGGAATTCAATTGAGCACGGTCTTTCTTTGCCTGCTCATACGTGTTTTCAGTTACAACGTAGTCATAATGTTTCAGTCCGTTATCAATGTTTGCTAACAATTCCTTAGCGTTTGTAACAACCTTGCCATTCAATACTGTTGCTTCTAATTCAAATTGCATCTGTTTCTCCTCTCTAAAGTTCAAATTGTATTTTTGGCTCGATATCTCCAATGAAATATGTTTGCCAATTTGTTTGTCCAGTTTCGATAATGTATTCGATATCGTCTAGGACTTCTTTTCTTTCAATGTGATATTGACGAATGGATGCATTTCCATCCATGAATCGTAGCTCTGCGATTAAATCTACAAACTCATATCCAGTTACGATCAGTCCATGTAATACCTGAACAAAATAATTGTCAGGGATTTTGTTATCCCAATTCTTTAACATTTCTGAATTACGAATAAATGATGTTTTGATTTCTAGGATTCCAGCTCTTGCTCCATCCCAAATCAATCCATCAGGCGAATATGACATATACTCGTATTTCTTGGAATAAAGGATTGCGTTTTCTTCGTACTGAACATCCATTGTTGGATGCTTTGCTCTGAACATTTCTCTTAGAATTGGCTCTAATGCATTTCCATAACGAATTGCTTCGTTGTCAATTTCCTCAGTAATTCCTTTTTTCTTCTTTCTCCATAAATCCCTAAGCGATTGATATTTGTTTATACCAATCAAAGAACTGGCTTCACTTCCACCAATTCTTGTTTCTCTTGCTTTTAGCCATTCTTCACGAGAATTGAGCTTGATGAATTCAAACTCGTTATTGCTTTCGTATAAGTTCATGAGTGAAGTATGTACTCTCCATAATGTACATCTTCTCCTTTCGAGTTCTTCTTGTGTTTATACTGTGTTTCTATGACATATCCCTCAGCTCTTAAATCTGCGATACGTGCAGACAACCGATAGATACCTAGTTTTTCAAATGCTTCTGCTCCAGTTATGTTTCCATGTTCTTTTAGATGTTGCAGAAGCAAATCACACTGAGATGGTTTACCTTTCATATTTCAACCCCCAATCCAAATCTCAGAAATACAAATATCGAAAACACTAAGAGTGCGATAATGACTGAAATTGAGATGGAAGCAAACACCTTGAATTGATGAATACGTTCATTGGTTTTCTTGATGCGTTGTTGATGATTGTAATAATCGAACTTGCCCCAATTGACATTTCCAAATTCAGGAATTTCAAATTGTTGTTCCATAAGAGCTTCATATTTTTTAGTAGCAGTTGATTTTCTTGTTGAAGTCCTTGTAGAACTCTTAGTAGCAGTAGTTCTAGTCATAGTTATCACCAAATGCATCTTCCCCATTCAGGAAGTCCTTGCACGCATGAATCTTAGCTAATGAATAGTTGTAATTCATGCTATCTTTGATTGATTCCATCCAATCTTCCATTTCATCCTCTGCACATTGGATGGCTTTAATTTCATCGTTCTCATCCATGATTTGATAAAGAATGCTTAACATCTCGTAATAGGTTGAGATGTATTCAGGATTACTTCTCTTTTCCCAATCGTTGAATGAATCGTCTGATTCGATAAATGAATCAATGTGTTTGTTATCTTCGATATCCCTAAGTTGTTGTAATGTCATCATCATTTCCCCCTTTTGTTTTCTATGTGCTATAATGGAAATGGCTTTATTTTTGAGCCATTTACCTCATGAGTTATCTGTCGGTTTGGTCGCCTAAGCAGATAACTCTTTTTCTTTTTCCTTAATTGCCTGCTTTAAATTAGGATAATATTTCAAGAATACGGATTTAGGTATCACGATTCTTGATAGATGCTTACATTCGTATGTGTCGCTCCACCCTGATAATGTTCTTAATTCTAAAATCACTTCATATGCTTTTCCTTTGGAACATTTCATAAGCTCCATAACTTCTTTATATCCTAGGTAGCTCATATAAATACGCTCCAAAGTAGCAGACATAATGTAAGAATCAGGAATACAGTTAAACGATCAATTTTGGAATTCATTTTGTGAATTTCCTCTCTCGTTTGAATGTAATCATCAGATAATTGCTTTAACAAAGTGGTTGTTTTCTTACTGAACTCGGTATTCACTTTGTTAAACTGTCTTTGTTTTGCGATAAAGTTATTGGTGTTGGTTTGAAACAACATTTCCAATTCCTTATCATTCATAAATTCGGATTTTTCTTCCATCTCTTCTCCTTTCTGTAATCATATTTGCTTACTTAATGTGTAAAAAAAATAGATTCCTTTTCTGTCAAAGAAGTGATGTTTAATAATTTGCACAGTCCGTCAATTTCGTATTGATTGAATTGGACTAGACCTTTACGTTTTCTCCATAAAGAAGAACGAGAAATACCTAGCTTTCGTGCAATAAATACGTTTGTGAGACCACTTTCTTTGATTTTGGAATCTAATAAAGCCACATTTGTCATTGCCTCGCCACCCCTCTAATTAAAAAGTAATCAATTTTGATTACATCTATATAATACTCTTATCATTTCTCTAAGTCAACAAAAATAAACAAAAATGTTTACAATATGAAACTTAGCGTTATAATTTATGTGAGGAGATAATACATATATGAACTTAGGCGAAAAGGTAAAAAAACGCAGACTTGAACTGAATTTAACTCAAGAAGAATTAGCTAAAAAAATGGGTTATTGTACATTTGACAAATATTTTTTAAAGTGTATAATGAAAGTACAAAGATATAAATAAAGTAGCTTCAATCTTTGTATTTCTGTTTGCTCATGTTGGCGCATGAGCTTTTTTTTATGTCTTAACAAAAATAAAAGAGCCTATTCAAGGCTCTTAAAACAAAGAAAATTTAAGATTGAAAACTTAGAAAATGAATATAAATTGCCATTAATATGAAAATATCTGACTTTCGCCATACATAACACTTGATCGTGTATATTCAGACACATTGAGAATAAGTCTGAGCTACAAGTTGCGACCTTATAGCTTCTTACCCTTTTGAACCAACGAGGGGAATAATACCCCCAACTTTCACTCGTCTTTCAGAATGTCTAATTTCATTAAGCTTTCCAAATAGAAATTAATCGTCGTTTCTCTAATTGCACTCTGAGCTACTTGTACCTGCTACTTGTCTTATAGTGTATTTCTACACATCACGTGCAATGTCTTTGTTGGATATTTCCTACATTGGCTTTATATAGCTCCCACTATATCGCTTGTAGGAGAGGACGTGTTTCCACGACTTTTTATTGCAGACACGACAAGTTCAGTTCCTTTACATATTTCAAGGTATGCACACGTGGTTAAGTTTGAGGTTTCCTCATTCAGGATATATATTGCTATATATCCAACTTCTTCCTGATAAACTATCGTTTCATCAGGCAATAAGCCTTGTTTAGCCACGTTCCATGCAAGTTGACACCTCTCTTCACATGGTTGACATTTTCATATCAAAGAACAATTACGAGGGTATTTTAACACCTGAAATTGCCAAAGTGAACTATCCTAAAAAGAAAAAAAGCACAATTTTTCATGTGCTTTTTCTCTATGGAAAATTTTGCTAGACCGAGTTCGTCTGACACAAAGGATAATCAGACACATATATTATAAGCCCTCGTATTTAGTAAAGTCAACTACTCCGACCTACAGTTAATACCTTAGAGGTCGGAGCTTGTAACTGCCCTGTGGTATAACGGCTTAAGCCTTCCACATTTCGTCGTTTGATATTACTATCAAAAGTGGCGTTACATCATAGGTATGTTGACATATACCTGTACTATAGAGATTTACTCCATAGCAACTGCATTAGGTACTAAAAGTTCTATTCCCATACGATGCAGATTCATTGCTCCAATACGGTCATCATTGGATTGGTAACCACAATTTTTACAACAAAAGATATGTAATTTCTTATTGCGATTTGATTTTTCAGTATGACCACATTTAGGACAAGTCTGACTTGTATACGCAGGATTAACCTTTTTTACAAACTGGTGGTGTTTTAAAGCCTTGTAAGACAATTTCTGTGCCAAATCGTAATAAGACCATGATACAAAAGCATAACGGTCTTTAACTCGGACACGTTCAGTTGCAGAACGAATACCGCTTAAATCTTCAATTACGAATAAAGAACCATCGGGATTTGATTCAACGAGTGCCTTAGAGATGCAATGATTCACATCCCGCATCCAACGGTTTTCTCGCTGACCAATAGCTTTCAATCTTCGTCTTGAAGATGGAGTACCAACTTGTTGCAACTGTTTACGCAAGACTTTGTAATGAGCACGTTTTTGTTTAACGACATTTCCATTATAGAATACAGATTTTCCATTACTATCATAAGTAGTAGCAAGAAATCTGAGTCCACGGTCTATGCCGACAATATTAGAAATCTCAGATTGTTTTAATTCCGAAATTTCATATGTTATCGGTATGTGCAAGTAAAACTTGCCATGCTTATTAACAAGTTTTGCCGTACCAAATTTGCAGTCATTAGAAAAATACTGTTCAAAGCCATTCTTATAAAAAGATACCTTTATACGACCATTTAACGTGTTGACAGAAAAAATGTCATTTTTGGAATTAAGAGAATAATCTCTGTTCCATACGAGGTCTAATTGAGGCTTTTTGAATAAAGGTTTAATCCATTCATTCTGATTTTCAAGAATAGTTTTGTATTTAGCAATAACTGTACGCACACATGATACTGCCATTTGAGAACGGAGTCCATAGACTTCACGTATTTGATAATACGTAGCCGTCTGTACACTGTAACGACTCAGATTGTGGGTTTTGTATATGTAATTTGACACATAATCGCAGGCATCAGAATAAGCCTTCATGGTATCACAGATAATATGCTTATCAGAAGGATTTATTAAAATCTGAAGTTTTGCTGTAATTGTTTGTTGCATATACGAACCTCTCTTTCTTCACCAAAATCATTATATCATATATTTTGGTGAAGTTCAATGCTAGAAATCAAAATACGTCGCTGAATCGGGCATTCCTCCCACAACTTGCAGAAGTCGAGGCTTCCTGCCCTACGGCGTTAGTGAATTCAATAATTATGATGTATAAAAAACTACCCTCTTTTTGAAGGTAGTTTTTATTTACACAGTCAAAATAGTTTTTACATCAAATTACTTAAACAGGTTTACAATTTTTTGAATTAACTTTGTTGACCATTTCAGAAATGAGTTCAAAGTGTTCAAAACAATGTTTACCAACCCAATATCCAACTTTTCATCATCTTCATCTGTTGGGTTATCAGGTTCACTAGGTTTTTGTGGTTCACTAGGTTCATCAGGTTCTTCAGGTTCAACTGGATTAGACTTAAAGTAGTCAACTTCGTGATATGCAACATCTTTATCAATTGGTGTTGAGGTATACTGATGCATGACACCTTCGGCCGAAAAATCTCCTTGACAAGTACCATCATTCGTTCCCCAATTGGCAATCCATTTCGGATATCCATTTTCTTCAATCATTGAATCAAACCATGAACTAGAGGCATATACACCTGTAAAATATCCACGTTTTTTGAAGAAATCACAGAAAACCTTACAAACCATTGAGCAATGCTCTTTGTTCAAATATCCATTTTTCTGTTTCCAACCATCGGCATCTTCCATATCCATCCATACACCCATCTTGATATCTCTATCTTTGATCAGATTGTATGTGTATTCTGCTTGTTCTAGTGCAGTTTGTTCATCACCACAATAGTCATAGCAGTATACACCATATGGAATGCCTAATTTATCTAGCTTATCGGCGAATGTCTTGAACTTCTTATCTTCTGTCGTCCACCAATTCGCACGCAAGATAACAAAATCGTATTGTGAAAAGTCAATGTTTCCGTTATTGTGTTCAGACAAATCAATTCCTTTCATCTTAACACTATCAGGAAATTCTTTTGTAGGTTCACTTGGTGTTTCAGGTTCACTAGGTTTATTTTCTTCCTCAGGTGCAGTAAATGTTGCCCAAGGGTCTTCACCTTGTACTTCACTTCCACTAACGGCTACAAAACAACGAATACTAGGGTCATTCTCATATAACCATGAAATATATCTATGTCCGTTTCCTACCCATTTTTCTGTATATCGTTGTGTTTCACCTTTTACATAGCTACCAAACTTCGGACCAGTTGGACTATCTCTATGACATATAATAGGTGTATCGTTTGTAAAATGCGCAATACCATCTTCTTGAATGAGTTGGCTAGGGTCATAGCCACTTGTTGTACTACCACTACCTGCATTACATTTTCTCCAGTTCCCAGCCATAGGGGTAATAACGTTCGTATCATCTACATAGAATGTATCGTCAACGTAGCTTTCAGTAGCAGTAAAAGTATATATGCCATAGGAATTATATGCCATATTACCATTCGCAGACTGTGTGAATTCGATATGCAAATGAACACCACTTGCTCTACCTGCATCACCCATGTTCCCTAACTGTTGACCTTGTTTAATCACCATGCCTACATACGCATTAAAGGTGTTATCATGAACTGTTTCAAAGGTAACAATACCAAAGTACCCATTTGGACAATGTACCTTGTTAACAGTCTGCCAAGTGGCTTCTCCGTAGCTTGGAATGGTCTTAATACATTTAACAGTGGCAGGTGCATAATAAGGCGCTCTATATCCTGCAGTTCCACTTGCAAAATCGACTGCTTTTGTTCCTAAATGTGTTCCGACATTTTCTACCTGAGTTATTTTAAACTCTGTCATAGGACACATGAAATATTCATATCCATCACTAGCGACATATGTTTTATTCGGTTTCATAAAATCTCCTTTCTCGCACGAAAAAAAGGGCAAACTTAAAAAAGTTGCCCTTTTGCTTTGCCTATATTTAATTGTTTCTGATTGAGTCAATATCGTTTTTTAAATCATTGATACGATATTGTGCGTTTTTTACGTCTTCTTCCAATTTAAAAGTACGCTCAACTACATTGTTATGTTTTTCTGTCTTTGCCTCTAAAGATTCAATTCTGTATTTTAGAACTTCCATTGTTTTGTTGTTCATAACAAATGTAGCAATCAAACTTGGTATTGCCGTACAAATGCCAGAAATTAAAGCGACTAAAACAACTTCGCTCATAATTAGTTCTGCTCTGTTGTTTCTCCACTTAACCCTTGAATTGTACGTGTGAATAACTGATGTAAACCAGTAGAAGCAATACCAGTTACCATTCCTTGTACGATAACATCTGGTGTCACTCCTACACCATTGAAATACGCTACAATGGACGAAACAACGGCTCCTAATAGTAACATAGTCAATGGGATAAATTCGTTGCTATAAGCGTCTAGCGACTTAATATGCTTGATTGCATATCCAACACATAAGCAACAAATTAAAGTGGTTGGTTCAATTAAATCAGTAATCATTGTCAAGATGTCCATAAGTACCTCTTTCTAAGATAAGTTTATTGTCGTTATCTAGGACTATGAATTAGCCATAATGCCAGCGCTCTTTAATGCCGTTAACAACGCTTCAAATTCGGCTTTTGTTACTGTTTCTCCACTTGCACTTGCAACAAGTACGCACTGTTTGACAGTACCAGCTTTGTCTTTTGTGGCCGTTGTTGGAATTGTCGGTTTATTCGTCAAAGAATTGTAATTGCCGTCAAAGTTACTGGTTCCAGCACCAATAACTTCTCTTGCTTTAGATTGACTGTCTGCTTTTAGCAACGATTTGCCAATGTCCGTTGCATCTGCGATTCCGTCTACTTGCACTGTAATGTCTAGTGGTTCATCTTTTTTAGGTACAAGAGTAGACTTAAATTCAGTTTTTTCGCAATCTTTTAAACAACTAAAATCTTCCATGTTATACACACTCCTTTGCTTGTCCATTTACATTGACATATATCTTTTTGACTTTTTTTATTTGTCCGTTTACATTCACAAAAACTTTACCTGTTTTCATAGTTCCACCAACATTGACTTTTACTTTTGCTTGTGATGAAAGTGTTTTGAATGTAGCGACTGATGAATATTCGCCTTGTTGTCCGTATGAATCAACGGCTTTTACTTTCCATTTATATTCGGTATTCTCAACCAATCGAGTAAATAAGTATTCGTTTGTAGAAGAATCCGATTCATAAAAAGGTGCCTCGTCTGTATTTAAACCAGTAGCAACAATATAAGTGCTTGCTCCAGAAATAGCGTTCCATGTCAACGTTGCCTGGTTTATCGTGATTTCTGTTGTTCTTAGACCAGTTGGTGCTTTCGGAGGGTCTGGTTTTTCAGATATCGTCGGAAATAAATTTTTAATATTCTTTGTTGTCCAATCAAATTCAGGGGTATCATATTGATTTATGCCAGCTATAAACTGCGTTGACATCAGAATATCAGGAACACTTCCGTCATTGTTATAATTGACTGTTACACTTGCGTATCTATCACCACTATGTGTCCAACACCCTCCTGCAGGAACATTCACTGCATCATTAACATCAACAACTTGTCCTCCTCCCATAGATTGCAAAGCATATCCATTGTTTACACCTTCGTTATTGTGGAATGTATGAAGACTATCTAATGAACAACACTGTTGGTTCGTCAATGTGATTTCAAGTTTTCTGTTTTCTAAATCTTGTTTATATGTTACATAATTTGATACGCGATAATGTCCGTTTGACCAAGCTTCAATCCAACCTAAGTGTTGATTTTGTCCGTATGCCATATATCGTTACTCCTCATACTGGACATAAATGTCTCCGTCAACCCATCCACTTGGAGGACTGGAAGAAGTGCCTTTCCAAATTCTTCTTAGATTGGTTAGTTTTGTTTTATCACTGGAACTCATCAATCCGTTGGAACTTGTGGAAGCAACTCCATAAGTCGTATTCGGGGGAACCGCCCATGCTCCATCCTGTCTTAAATACTTTGTGGTTGTGGTTTCATTCGGCAATTTAGGACAAAGCCCGTCAGATGATTTATCTACTTTTTCATAGGTTGTGTTTGCCGTTGGAGGTGTATATCCTAAAGCGTTAGTAACATTTTCTTTATCGATGCTGATTGTTCCACTTGAAATTGAGATGTTTGAACCAATCTTTACACCACCTAGAACAGTAGAAGAAGCAGTAGGCAAAGTATATCCACTTGGAACACTCCATTCCCCACTTCCGTTTAAAAATTCGTTTGAATTTCCACTTAACGGAGGCATATATCCTGATTCTTCTTCTGTGGCTTCTCCTACAAGACAAGTGGTGTATGGTAAAGGTCTGAATGTGATTTCAGGTTCCACCTCACTGTCCGTACTCACCTCAGTGTATGGCTCATAACTAGGAATAGTAGGCACTTTAAATTCTTCTGTTGTTGGTGTAGCAAGTTCGTATTCAACAACTAGATTGTGAGTTTGTAGCCATGTCTTAAACGCTTCTTTGGTTGTAATATCTCTGCTAGGTGTGTAATAAAATTTATGAGAATCTCCTATAAACGTTGTTCCTACATCTACTCCAGTTGCTTTAAATACACCACGATTACATACCACTGGAATACGTTTATTTTGATATTCCAAACTGTCACCAATTGGAATAACAAATCTAAGACTTTCCGAATCATAAACCCATGTTTCATCACTACTTCCATCAAAAGTAGCTCGTTTTCTATCTCTTGTGATAATTCCTTGTTGATAGATATCATCTTTCGCAAGTGTTATAGAAGTTGAAATGTTGGCTTGATTAAATGGTTCCCATGTTCCGTCACCTTCTTGATATAACATAGGTTTGACCACTCCTGATACTATCGTATCTTCCCTTCTTCCATAAAAATAAATTTGTAATCTACTGTTAGGGTCGTTTAGCATTTCTTGCGTTATTTCTGCCGAAACAGAATCCTCTAATTTTAAACTCTGGTCAACATAATTTCCACCACTTGCTTTAACTAACATAAATCCAACAGATGGTCTAGATTTTGTCCCTTTTAAATGTAAATTTCCTTTTTTTAATAGCTTCAAAGTTTCATCATGCGTGTATGTATATAATGAATGAAAATTATCAGTTAATAACCCACTCCCACTAATTGTGAAACTTCCGTCACCATTATTTGTTACTGTAGCGCCTCCTGCACTTTTTGTTGGTAACTTACTTGCATCAAATAACTGTCTACCATGTGAAGTAATATTACTAATCTCAACATTCTCAATTGGCATAGGATAATCAGGATTCGGTGCTGGTTTACCACCTGTGAATGGTTCCCATGTTCCATCGCCGTCTTGGTAAAGCATAGGTTTAATAGTTGCTGGCTTAATGGTAGCACCAGATTCAACATAAAATGAAATATTAATATAACTTGTGCTATCGTTTAGCATTGCTTGAGTTACTTCAACATCAAATTTGCTTTCACTAGCATTTGTTTTGTTAATATAATTTTGTTCACCACTAGAATTTGTGTACTTTATAGTAAAATACATTCTAGGCTCTGAAACCCCTCCAAAATCAATTGTTAGCTTTCCAGCTTTAAGTAGCTTAATTGTTTCAGCGTGCGAATAAGTATATGCTACTGAAAGTGTCGCAGTTGCATTTCCGTTACCACTAATAGTGAAACTTCCATCACCATTATTCGTAACAGTAGCTCCTCCTGCACTTGTTGTTCGTAACTTACTTGCATCGAACAACTGATATCCTTGTGTAGTTTGTTGTACGGTTTTGCCTTGTACTTCTAATATTTGTACACCACAATCTGATGTTTCGCCACTGAATGTACTTCCAGTTTGTGTAACGCCATTGATAGAGTTATCTGTTCCAACTACCCATTCTCCGTCTCCATTTAAAAAGCGTTTACTAGCGTTTTCGTCACTAGGCAACATAGGCATAAGTCCGTTAGAAGTTTTTGATACAACTTCATAGACAGTGTTTGTATCTTCCCATGGAACTTGAACATATGCATTTCCGTCTGTATCTGTTTTAATGGGGTAAAACTTTCCGTTTTGCTTATATCCAGTTTTAATACCACCTAAAGCATTATCAGTTGCTTTTGGAAGTTGATATTCTTCCCATGGAACATTGACATAAATATTTCCTTTTGTGTCTTTTGTGATTGGATAATTTCTTCCGTTTTGTGTATATCCTAAAAGAACGCCACCTAATTCTGTAGAACTAGCAACTGGCAATACATATTTGTTTGCTTCCTCTTCAATTCCTTCTAATTTTTCTCTTTCTTCTTGCGTAAAACATATATCGCAATTTACTCGAACCAATGAATCTCCGTTAAACACAAATAATTTTCCATCATCTGTTAAATAAGCATGGTCTTTATCAGGGTTTGTAATACCGCTTTCGTCTGTAACAGTAATCAACCAAAATTCGCAATTATCTCCTAAAGTTGGAATTGCAACTTTATAATTCTTTTTACATACTTGAGGGCTTAAACTCATATGCTATTCTCCTTTCAGTTCGGCTTTTAAGATATCGCCAAAACAAGCACTGCATTCCGTGATTGTTACACCTAGAAATTGCGATAATGCCTTGATAAACATTTTGTTAATCTGCAAATACAAAGAAAATAATTCTTCGTCTTTATTGCTCGCTTGATATGCTTCAAAGGTTGTGTACATAGCGTATGACAAGTGCTTTATCACACACCAATATTCCTTATTGCCTTTTTCTCCATAAAGCCTGTACAAATAAAGCATGAGTTCTCTACGTGTCTGAGCTTGTGCTTCTAAATCTTCTTTAAGCTCATAGATGATTTCCATTTGATCAGAAATTTGTTCGTCCTCAATCATGCCATTTTCTATTTCAGATACACGCTTTTCTAGTAGTGTTTTCGTATGCAATTCGGTATTTCCTACTTGTGTGAAAGCACGTATCAAATCTTCGGCTATACTGTCGCTAGAGTGTTTATTCTGCATTTCTCAATCTGCTCCTTTTATACATGGCTATATCTTTTCGCATTTGGTCTTGTTTATGTTTTCTTTCCTTGTCAAATTCCTTGCTACGATACTTCAAAAAAGCAATTGCAGTTTGATAATCGTTAGGGTGATTTTTCAAGTGAAGTTCCATTTTCTCAAGTTTATTCATATGCGTTTTTCCTACAATAAAATTATATAATGGATTTTAAAATAGTGAGTTTTCGCAAACTATCGATTGCAATGTGAATACTTCATATAGTTGATAATCTTCACATCAAAATCTCCGTTGCCTACCACTTGCACTTCTTTATAACCAGGTTCTAAAATTTGGTTTCTTTCGGCTTCGTTCATATATCCAGTTGCAAGAAGTACATCATAATGTGCAGTTCCTTTGTTTGGATAAACACCATTTCCAGTAATCCAAGCTCCATTAAACTGAGATTGGAAATAAGGTGTTAAATCGATTCCGTCAATCAGAATCTGAAAAGAAGTTGCACTTGCATTTTCGATAACGATTTGAAACTCGTATCGGTTGTAATAAATCAAGTCTTGGGAAACACTGATACCAAGCGTTGCAGGACTGTTTGCAGAACCATGACCAGTCAATTCATATCCGTACATATCTACACTTTGATTTCTACGTTGTACAGAACTGTATCGTTGCTTCTGTTTAAGCTCGTATACGTTCTCTGCAAGGATATTTATGGCTCTGCTATATTCATCCATCATGATTCTTGTTTCCCCTCTCTATCAACTCGTAAGAACTTCTCAAGGGTAAGTTCTCCAGTGGTTGTTCCATCGGCATTGATGTTTCGTTCCATTTTTACGATGTAATACCAATCATCTTCTTCTATGAGCTTACGCATATAGTTTGAGCATTCTTCGATATGGAATTTCTTCATATCGTAAATAAAACGAATCTTATCGCCTACATTGATATCGCTAGGTAATTCTTCTGTCTGAACAGTGATTTGATATTTTCTACGAGCATAGATTAGTTTTTTGATCGTAGCATCGTACACTGCCTTGGCACATTTGATTCTGTCCTCATCGGTTATGTTCTTAACACCATTGCCTGATTCAGGATTGTATGTTCCTTGCCAAAACTCAGGTTTTACACGCAACCAACCTAAGATATTTGCAGTCGATATAGAAGTAACTGTGCAATATGGTTGAGGTTGATTCTGCCCAAAGAATTGAGCAGTACCATTTCCGTTATCAGAAACAAACATAGCTACATGAGAATAAGGTGTATCTCCTGCTTTATTAAAGACTGCCCAATCTCCAAACTGAGGTGTACTTGGGTAATCAAAATACGCATCATATCCTAGGGATTGTCTGTTAAACCAAATATTCCACGCATATCCATCTCCACCAATGGCTCTAGATGGATTTGGATAACCAATAATTTCAAGGCATTTTTTGAATGTATCAACACATTGATAAGGTTGTTCAGGTGGAACTCCATCCATATCGATAGGTTGCCCATTATACTCATCTATAAAAGCTTGAGGAGACCAATTTCCACTTCCTACTGGTTCTTCCCCATCTTCTACATCTTCTTCCAATGAGAATGGGTTTAAATCGTCAAAAGCAAACGTTCCCTCGATAAACAATCCACTTTCCATTGCAACGGATTCTGTATCAATAACTGCATATTCCAATTGGTTGTTTGGTGCTAGTTTTGGATAATCGATATAGTTATAATCACGTTCGTTATTAATGTTGTTACGAATAATCACAACTGGAAAGTTAGGGTCTTGCAAGGATGTATCGTTATATACCTCTCTTAAAGATAACGAGGACATTCCACTGTCTGATTTATTCGCATACACTGTTGCCAAGTTGATAACGTTCGACCAATCCTCGTTGATTTCAGGTTCTTCTAAGATATGGATATTGGTTTTTCCACTTGGTCTTAAAGAAACAGTGTAATTTTTCTTCTCTCCAAAAACACCTACTTCAATTCGTTTATCCTTTGTTAAAGGAACTCGCCAAAATAAATCAGGTGTTAATTCACACGTTCTTGTTAAGGCACTGAGTTTATCCTGCCTTGAATACACATAGTCAATAACTTCTTGAGATGCTTTTTCATCAAAACTCATAATCCATTCATTTGAATATTTCATCTCGTCATCTTCATAGATTTGAGGTATCGTCTTATCTTTCGTGGCATAGTTTGTAGGCACTTGTCTGTATTCCCATTCCTTGATGACATGAGAACAAGAAATACTTAATACACCAGTATTTGTGTTCACGTTTACAGACTGTGTATTGGAATAGAAGATGGCATTTTCTGTATAAATACGAATTTCTTTTCTCCCTCTCAAATAAGGAAGTAATTCGGCTACTCCATCAATGTCTATCGTAGGTGTAGACATCATTTCGTTAGACATAGATATATTTGATAAGGATAATTGAAAACGTTTCTTTACATTGCCAAATTCTAGGATTTCAAAATAAGGTATCATTAGTTACCTACCTTTCCTTGTCCAACCCAGTTGTTATTTTTTCTTATCCTCGATGTTCCTTGATTGACTTGTCCTGTTTCACTGCCACTCATGATTGATTTATCTTCCCATTGTCCTGATTTACGAATATGGAAGAATCCACTTGGTCTATTTAAAGAATTCCATTGTTTTGCTTTACGAATTGCCCAAGGCTTAAATTCAGGAATAATCTGTTGAATGGAATATATATTTTCATGTGGTAAAGTTGCATCTTCGCCTTTTAATTCGATTTTTACGTGCGTTGTGTCTGTTGGAAGTTGAAAAAAACCACTCCATTGACTTTGTTGTGCAACTGTATGCCAATTGGCTCTATAACATAAAGGTGCTCCCCCAGCGTGCGAGAAAATCTTTTGATTATAAATTTGGCTCCATGACTGTTGATTGTTGTTAGAAGTTGAAATAATCAAAATGTAATCGTATGTTCCACCATAAGGAACATAATAACGATTGGCTATATAGCTTTGATAATCAGAAACGGCATATCCAACTAAGTTTAATTTAAAAGTTACGCCATAACTTCCATTGTCTGTAAACTCAACGCCATAACCATATCCGTTGTTATGAGCTTCTGTTAATGGTGCTCCAAAAGGACCAGTTGCACTAGGGTCTCCCCCTAGCACAACATTTGCATAAGGACCTGTATTATCATAAGCTCCCCAAAACGTATTCCATGTCATTAAATACCACCTACTAAATCGTTTTCATTTTTTCCGTTGTTTGTACGAATGTAAGAGTTTCCGTCTGGTGTACCACCAAATACATTGATGTTTCCAGTAGCGATATTTCTATTTTGAACAAAGTTTCCGTCTAAGATATTTCCTTTAGAAGTCCATGCACCACTGTTTTGTAGGTTTTGTAAGATTTTTGTAAGTGCGTCTGTCAAGTTAGCAATATTTCTGTTTGATTCTGCAAGTCCATTTTGTAAAGCGTGAATAGCATCCCATATCTTTTGAATTTCTTCCCAAATCAATTCGATTTGTTCCCACTGTCCACAATCTGAACAAGCCAACATATCCATTACGTGCATAACATTTTTAGCTAAATCTTCAATTGGTTGATTCGGTTTGCAAGGGTCATAGGCTTGTGCTTTTTCTGCCATTCCACCAATCAAACAATCAATAGCATTATGAATATCTGTGCAATTCTTTCTGCCTTTGTTCATCAATCCTTGATTGGCTTCTAGATTTGCACACATCGTATCTGTTACACCTTTTATAACAAATTCAGGTGCATAGGCTTGTAAGTCCTCGCAAGCTTTACATATATCTTTATCTACAACTGCCATAAGCTACCTCCTAGCACGTTGGAACATTATCCACGTTATTGTTTTGGAATTGAACGTATAAGTTTGTTTCATCATCTGCTACCCAGTCATTGTAGATAGATAAGAACTGAATCCAATCTGTACTCTGACCTGTTCCCAATGTTCCTGATAAATTCAAGTCCACTGTACGATTGATAGCTTCTGAGATATTTCCTTGTACACTTTCTCGTTGATAGATGACCTCTCCACTAGAATTTGGAACACGAATTGTAATACTTGGCCTAGATGCAGGAACAACACTTGTTGCCGTATATGTGAACGTACTGACAGTTACACTACGTATATGCCATGAAATTTGTTTATTTTCGCCAACCGACATACAGAAATTGGCTTTTCCAGTAACAACTCCATCTCCTACTTTTTCAGTTTGTTCAAGATTATTCCAATCAGAATATCTGAATACCCAATCTCCGTTACGAGCGACAGAAACAGATAACCCTCTTGTCTCTTGTCGAATCTCATATTTTGCATTGATAGCCAAATTCATAAGCAACATATTCTGTAAACTATTCCAAAGCCCACAGATAGCACAAATGATAGCTTCGTTCATGTTGTACTGATTGGGTAAAAACTGTTCCATGAACTCTTTCCATTTGCAGACATCATATGCAGGTAACTCTTCGATATTTCCTAATATCAAACAGTCGTTTGCAGTCTTTAGATCATCGCAAGTGTTATTTCCACTTTCAGGATTGAATCCAGTGTTATCACCTAATGAATTACAGACTGCATCGGTTACACCATTTTCATAGAATTCTGCACTTTCTTCTTGTAGTTTTATACAAGGTGAACAATATTCTTCTGCCATACACATTCCTTTCTAGTACGTTATTTCATCTGCATAGATATAAATGCTCGCCATTTCACAACATGAATTCTTTACGATTGCGTTATTCATGCCATGTTTTACAGTGAATAGGAAATCATCCAATATTTCTACATTGTTCAAATCCACTTCTTCAAATGGGCAACAATCGCCTTTTGAATACATGACTGAGCCACTTCTATCTATCGTGATTGTTCCGTCATAATCACCTATCAAACGGATGCGATTTCCGTTAATACTAATTTCAGGGTTTTGAAATTTACCCTCGATACGAATATCAATATTCGTTGTATCTAGAATAGTTCCTGAATAGAACTGTCCTGCTATCGTTGATTTACATACATCGGCTTTATAGATTTTCTTTCCGTATGAATCCTCGCCAAAGAATTCTTCTGAACGCTTGCAGTCATATACAAGCAAGAATGATTCTCCACAACGCATGAATTCATCTAAGATATTTCGGCCGACTACACATAAAGAATTTTCTTTTACCAAATCATCGCAATGGCACAGACAAGATGCACAATCTTCTTCCATTGGTTTTACGCAGTTCACACAACAATCGCCACAGTTTGTATCATCTCTAAAGTCATAGCACTCTAGGAAGTTACACGTACTGTATGGAATTAGATACGTTCTTCTAGGGTCTGCAATGTGCCATACTCCCTCATAGAGCTTCAACTCTATATCAAAGGATATATGCCCTTTGAACTTGTAGTAATCGTCTGAGAAGTCCGTTACATAAGCATATGCCCATAAAATCTTGTTATCTTCAATTGCCCATATGCGACCAGCTTTAATCAAGTTGAGCTTGATAAAGTCTTTGAGGTATTTTCTCTCTTCTCTTCTATATTTTCGATAGTCAATGTTAATGGTCATGCTCAAGTCTCCCTCAGTTAAAAACTGTTGGGAAGACTTGAAATTTACATAGCTACCATGACCATAGGAATACTCTTCTGTTTCGGTCTTTGTGCTTTGTTTGTAACTCGCTTCACTAATCACATCTGTAGAATCAAAGACCAAATCATTGAATTGAACATATTGTCTTACAGGGTTAAAGTTTTCACAGTTTCCAAACATTTTAATATGCCAATCCTTTCATAAATCTATTTGCTTTTAATCGTTGCTTGCGTTCGTTGCCACCATTGATCGTGATACTTCTATCTCCATAGTTGTAGTTAGAAGTATTGTTCACAATGTGGTTGTAACTCGCTTGCATCGAATTATTTCCTTGCGATGACATCAAGCCTTTAAAAGCACCTTTGAAGTCCATATCATTGATTTTTTTCAAGAAGGACACTCCAATACCTTTTACTGCATTTCTTCGCACCACGAACTCTCCAGGTGTCAACATAGCAGGAATAGTATCTGTTCCTCTTCTTGCAAATCCACCTTTAGAAAAATATCCAGTTGGAACTTCTCCACCTCGTGAATCATGTTCTACATTGATGTTTGGTGTTTCCAAGTTCGATACTGCATCGTTGAATGCACTTGCAAAGGAATTCCCTAAATTTGCACCTGCACTTGAGAACCTTGAAGCGTACGCATTTAAACCTGAAATCGCAGTTGACATTGCACTAGGAAGACTTGCTACTGCAGTTCTAAATCCATTGACAACTTCATTCCCGTAATCTGTTCCTACTGGTGTCATATCAATCGCCGTTAATGTAGCAATCATTCCCTCGACATATTCAACACATTGTCCCGAAACGTCTGCGTCACTGAATCCTTGGAACAAGTTGTTACCCCAACTAGTACCTACTGTAAGGAATTGTTCGTCAAATCCCTCTAACGTTGTTAATAGCGTTTGGAAAGTAGTTATCAGTGTATTTACTTGTTCTGTCAGTGTTTTAGCACTCTTAACACTTGTTAATGTGCTTAAACTAGAAATGATTGTCTGAATACGAGAAATCATAGCGTCAATGTTATCGAAATTGACTTGCTTACCACCGATTGTTTCTAATTTGTTGGTAATCGTTTCAAAAGTACCAATAGCACTAGACAAGGTTCCCAGTTTCTCTGTATTGATTTCAACCGAACCTTCGCCGTCAATCGTTCCATTTAAAGATTCCATAATTGTATTGATGTTTTCTTTCAATGTTTCCCAATCAACGGCTTTATCTGCATAATTCTGCATGAAAGAACTTGCAGAATTGACGAGCGTTGATAGGTTGTTCAATGCGTCTACAACGTTTTGTACAGTATCTGCGTCTATAAATTTCTTTAGGTTATATCCGATTCTTGTCTGTCCGTTTGGCATTAAATCGTTGTTGATAGAACCTAGTAAATCCGCAATAGAAGTCAAAGCGTTTTTAAATGCGTCTGAATCAACTGGGGTTTCGCTTACTGTTTTGATAACCTCATTGATTTTAGGAACGATTTGTACCAATCCGTCCAATACAGAAACTAAGTTTTGAGCATTTTCCCCTGTTAAGGAAGCACCTGCCTGTACATCAGGGAATTTGATTTCTTTTAACTTTGTTACAACGGCTTTGATCTTATCAATCGTTGTCGTCAAAGTTTTTTCATCAAACTGCGGTATTCCCTGTGAAGAAAAATTATTCAAAGCAGATACAAGCGTTGAAATAGCATTTATCTGTTCAGAAACATTGGTTAAATTATCTGTGTTGTTTGTTCCTGTATTTACACTTGGTAAAGGCATGACTGACTGTAAAGCCTGCAAGATTTCCTTAACGGCTTTCAGGTTCTTTTCGATTGAATCTCCATCCAATGTTCCAACTTCTTGAATTCCCTCAAGTGCTTTTACAACATCCAGTAACTGATTCAAGTTAGAACTTGCTTGTGCAATGTTACCTTCATCAATTTTTTGTGTTGCCAACTTTCCAATCGCTCCAAAGAATCCACCTGACCAACCAGTTAAATCATCGAGTGCATCGGTAACTGTTTTCATGTTCTTCGATACACCTTTGGAATCGATTTCTATATTTCCAAACTTTTCAAGAGCAGTACCTATATCCATAACACTGTCTGCCATTGCAGAAATAGATTGACTAACAGTATAAAGAATACCTGCCAATCCTAAGGTGAATATTCCACCAAGAACCATGATGGCTCCACCAAGTCCATTGCCCAAACTAGCCAAGCCACCTAATGCACCGACTACAATTCCTATACCACCTATAGCGATTGCCATATTTGCCATTTTGGATGCAAAGTTTCCTATATCATCAGGCACTTTCTTATTCACTTCTCCAATGGCTTCTGCAAGCACATATAAAGCTCCTCCTGCACCAATCAAAGAAACAATTCCAGTCAATTGTGTTTTGAAATCAACTGTCTTTGACATATTGCTCATGATTTTAGTAACACCAATCATTGCACCCATCGTTGCTCCTAGAATAGCGAGTTTAGGAATCAACTTGCTTAAATCATCAGGAATCTTATTATTCAATTGATTGATAGCTTCGACATATAACATCATGTTTCCTGCCATCAACGCAAGTTGAGCCTGATTTCCTAGTTTGGTATAGAATGCACCTTTATCAAAAGTAGTGGTTGCCTTACCTAGAGAATCTGTAATGGATTTGTTTTTGTTACTGTTTTGGAAGATAGAGAACAGTGAAGAACCTTTCTTAGTAAAGTTTGCGAATTTACCTTTAGAACCAAACCATTCTGCTAGTTGAGCTACTTTACTTATTGTTCCCCCACCAAAGGAAAGAACACCACCTAAAACTCTTAATCCATAGGCTAACGTGATATATCCACCTGCTAATCTTCCTAAACCACGTGATATATCGCCACCACCAACAAAACTAGCGAATCCTTTGAATGCATCATAGACTTCTTTTACTAAGTCCACGACACCCTCAAGAACTGGTTTAAAGTCTTTCAATCCGTCTGTGAAATCACCAAAATCAAATTTTGACAATTCGTTTTGTACTGCATTGAATTTATCTATGATAAAGTCTAAGAATTCACCGATTGGCTCTCGATTTTCGTTGATAAAATTAGAAACTCCATACATGGAATCACGCATGAAATTACCAAATTTAGCGATATTCTCAGGAATACTTCCATACCCTAAAGATTCCACAGTATCGTTGATAGACTGAATGATTGAAGCCCATCCTTTTTCAATCTGTGTTTGTGCAACTGTCAAAGATGAACCGATACTTTTTAGTGCGTTTTCCTTAGCTAATTCATTTAAGGCACGCATCGTAGCATTGCCATTTTCGTTTAACTCAATCAATGCATCCGTAAACTGTTCGATTGAGATTTCACCCTCACCAAGTGCCGTTTTAAATGCACCCATGTTTTCAGATGAATAACCTAGCATTTCGGCTACCTGAGCTAACGCAGGAGACATACCTGCATCGGTCAATGACAAGTAAGTACGAGCATCCAATTTACCAGTACCCATTGCTTGTGAGAACTGTGTAATCGCTCTGTTGGCTTGTTCTTGTGAACCTCCAAAGGCAATAACTGAGTTATTCAATGCATCAAAGATACGTACTGCTTTAGGTAAATCACTAGTGATTGAACTAATCATGGTTACAGACTGCATGGCATCGTTTAATGTTGTAGGAAGTCCTAGAATACGATTTTCTAAATCATCCAATGAACTATCGACAACACTTGTATCAAATTTCATAGCTTCAAATGTTCGTCTTGAATTGGCAATCGTGTCCATACGATTAATAGCACCTGAGAACGATGTTTCAATCGCATTCATAAATCCACTAGTCATGCGATACAAGGCACTATATCCAACACTTTGAACTAAGAAATGTCCTAGACCACCTAATGGATTATTAGAAAAGTTGCTTGCTAGATTGGTCATGGAACTACCAATCTTACTCATACTGTTTCCAAATTTTTGAATTCTTTGTGCTACACTCGCAATGTTATTCAATTGCGACATGACTTGTTGATAATCTTCTAGCCTTAACTCAAGGTCTATCCTATCGCTTTCAAGTTGTGCAGACTTCCTTGTTAATTCATCCAGTTCCTTTTGGATTTTATCTGCATCGCCAAAATCGGCTTGTAAATCGAGTTTCTTTTTATTTAAAGCATCGATTTGCTTACTGATTTTTTTGTATTCGTTGTAAACATCCTGAAGCTCTCGCTTATCTTGTGTTAGGACTGCTTTTTGTCCTTGCAATAAAGATGATTGTTTCGTTAATTGAGATACCCAAGTGCTTTTTACATCGTCTGATAAAATATCTGAATAACGTATCTGAGTCTTTTGGTTACGGATATTTGCTAAAGCACGATCAATTTCTTCAATCTGACTTTTGATTCTTTGAAAAGACTGTGCATCGGATTCCAAAGTAATCTTTCGATTGTTTAATTCCTTTAACTGAGAATCTAGTTTTGTGATATCCGACTTAACTTTTGTTAGATTCTTGGCTTGGAGGTCAACCTGAACTTTTTGTTTGTTTAGAGCTTTTATCTGTTGCTGAGCAGTTTTCGTATCTAATATCAGTTCTGCACCGACTCTAGGTTGAGACATTTTCTTCCTCCAATTCTTTTCTTGAATAGAATTTCACGGCATACCTATTGACCCTTGGTATTTTCTTTTTAGCCGTTCGGTTATAGCTCTCAATTTCTGAGTATGCTTTTTCTTGTGCCTCGTTTCGATATATTCCGTATGCAACTAATAATTCAGAAACACCCCAACGATCAAGAATATCATTGGGGCGAATTTTCAATATTTTGGCAACATAATGAGCCATAAAAGAGTAGATATTCAAGTCTGCATCGTAGGTTTTTCGGTTATCGGTTTGATTACCACTCTCCTTTTCTGTTAATATCCAAAAACTGTTTCTGTTTCGTTGAAGATTTCAGGGTTGTTGACGATTGTTGCGTATAACGCATTTAACACAGAACCAGGTAACATATGGTCTGCTAAAACATCATCGATATTCAGTAATGTTTTTACGAAATCATATATAGCTTGTTGACCTTGTTCTCCTGCCTGATTGTAAACATGAATCATTTCAATGTTTGCCTGCGTTTTCATGACTTCAATTTCATCTTCTAACTGTTTATTTGGTTGAGAAAGAGTAATCTGTCCATCATCATCCTTTGTATACTCTGCACCTACTTGTTTAAGCATTTCTTCAATCTGACTATTACGAGTGTCTACAACATTTGTTAGAGCCGTGATAATCGGATAAATGCCTAAAGCCGATTCGACAAGTAACATATCTTTTCTAGGATTGATGTGAATATCTTCAAAATCGATGGTAAACATGATATATTTACCTACTTTTTTAGCGTTTTTTGGGTACGCTTGAAGTTCTCCTTCTTCAAATCGAAACTTAATTTGGTAATCAACCTTTTTGACTTCCGTCTTATTTGCATCGCCTACGACTGCGAGATTGCCGTTATTTAAAACGGCATGAGGTGTATCATCCTCTCTCGCTTTTTCAAGACTTTTATTAATATCTAACCAATCATTGATTGTAAATTTGTCCATTATATTGCCTCCTTAGTTTGTATCGGTTTACAGGTATTCGCCTGTGCGATTGTGTTTCATAACATGGAAGAAACTTCCATCCACATCACGTTGTACACTGACTGTGAATGAGAATTCGCTATCACTGTTATTGATTGTCTGTGGGAATGAAGTAATCAATACGTTTGGATATTCATGTACTTCAAATACACCATCAGACTGAACTTTTGAGTAAGACATCTGAACTCGTCTTTCGTTGATTCCGTTTTCTGTTGCTACGAAAGATTCAACTTCAGAAGCACGAGGATAAGAGATAATCACTGTCTTGCCCACTAATTCTTTATTGAAATATAGATATGAACCCTCGAAATCTACATTTGGATTTAGTTTTGAGTTCACAACTTGGAACTGTCTTTCATCCAAATTCATCAAATTAGGGTGTTCAATGCGAGTTAATATTGCATCGTTTACATTGCAAGCATCGGCTAAAGAAGCGTAAGTAAAACCACATTTTTCAATGTATGCATCAGCAAGTTGTACTTCTCCATATCCCTCGTGGTCTGTAGATTCGTTAACAGTTGCTTCAATTGTCGCAATGTAATAACCATCTGTTTTTTCTGTTCTCTGCATCAATGGGTTTAGCATAAGAACGTTTGGTGTCCATGTAGAAGCAGTAATTGTACGTTCTACAGTCGTTGTTGAAGTGTCGTATTTAGCTCCTAAACACATTTCCTCTAATGCATCGATTGTGTCATCTCCCTCGATACCAGTTAAGCATCCAAGTTTAACAACTTCGTTATTTGCTAAATCATCGATATCTTCAAAGAATGAGATTGAAGACATACCTACCATATATCCTGTTTCTTCTGCACTTGTTGAAGATACTTCAACTTTTACACGGATACCCTGAGTAGTTGCAGTCCATCCATCTCCCTCTGTTTCTTCAGGAGCTTTTGCCAAGTCAACAGTAATTGGTTGATAACCTTCATGAGTAACAGATACAGTTTGCTTATATGTATCGGCATTTGTCATTGTACTGTCTTTGATATCTGCGATAGTTACGGCTAATTCATAATTTCCTGCGACTGGGAAGTCGATATACATGAACATAACACCTGCAGAAAATAAGATAGCGTTTGTTGATTTTGCAAATGTTGCACTCGCCGTATGTGTGTAGCTAGAATCTGAACCAGTATTGTTTGTGTTAATCATCAATGTTCCTGAGTTTTTACATCCAAAGGATTCACAAACGTTAATCATGTCCTGAGGAACTGCCAAACGTGAATAAACTGGTGCAGTAGAACCTACATACTCAACATAGTTTTTTGTATTGATCTTTACACAAGAATCAATATCACGACTTAAGTTAAAGGTAACTTCTGCAGTCGTTTTATCTAGCTTGTTATAACCAACTTTATTTGCTACGATTCGATTGATGTTACACTTTGACATTAGGCTTGTCCCCCTTTATTCTTTGCAATAACACGTGTCATGGCTTTTTCGGCTTTGTAACCACCATGTGCATTCAAAACGGACAACTTACGCTGGATAAAAGCGTTAACATCGGTTTTCTTAGTTGTTTTTTTGATAGCCATACTTTTCTCCTTTATTTGAATTTTAGTATTGCCCTTTCCACGAATGGGTCTCCACTCGTTGCTTTTGCCTTTTTTGCAAATACATCCTTTTCATCTTCCACCCAATGCAGGGATTTTTTTCTTTTAGGACGTACTTCTTTTCTTCCTTTCCAATACGCATTGGAATAATCAAATCCTGCCTTAGCTTTCAGTTGGTTTTGATCAATTCCAACGAAATACCTTGTATCGGATATCTTTTCTTTACACATACAACTTTTTAACGTTCCCTCTTTGCTATGGATTTCATTCCCCATAACATCTTTGAACTGTTCGGCTAAATCATCGAACTGTCCTTGAACTGCATCGATGCAAGCCTTAAGCAAATTAGTCTCGTTTGACAAAAGGGTGTATCTCCTCATTGTTGTACGTGTAATGGTAATCTAATAAGAATTGTCCTTCCTTTTCGTTGACTTCGTATTCTCGATTTAAAACGAATACCATAACTCTGCCACTTGGAAGAATCATTCTTTTTGTATATGAAATAGTGTTGGAAACTCGAATTCTTGTACCACAAACTGGACATCCAGTTTTTTTTCGTTCGCCTTTTTCGCCTAAAAACTTAACAATCATACAACCATCCCTAAAAATCTATAACTTCTTCCACAAAGGGAAATTGTTTCCAATTGTCTTTGGTATGCAATCAACAATGTTCGTTGGATATATTCTTCTATCGTATCAGGTTCAACTGGCGCTTTATTTTCTGTTTCATCCTCGCAAGTATCACAGTTACAATCACATTGGTTGTATGCAATGAGATGTTGCAAGTAATCACAAAACACTGGAACAAGACACTGAGGTAAAAGTTCATATCCTGCCGTGTAACGAACAATGATTTTATGCAGTTTCTTACAACTACAAATATCGTTGATACCATAAGGCGATAAGTCGATATATAGCTTATTTTCGTACGCATTGAACGAGAAATCCTCGTCTGCAAGCTCTATCTCTTCAAAATGGATTCCGTCTCGTGTTTGTAGAATAATTTGGATTGTTTCAGATTTGATTTCTTTATAGTAAAGATTGGTAATCATCAATCCACCATCGCAATGACAAGAACGGATGAAATCCACATCGAAGACCTCCTCTCTATCACTAGAGAGGAAAGTCTCGCATGAACTGTTTTTCCAACACGTTATAGAACTGATTAAATCGACCAATTGCATGACATTCTTTTTAAACGAATCATCGTTTTTATCAGACTGTCGGATGCAATCGCAACTTGTTTGTAGTTGTTCGTAGATTGTTTCAAACATTATTCAGTTGCAATGTTAATTGGAACGATTGTCTGTGGTGTAATCAGTGCGTCAAGACCATTCAATGTTGCACCTAAGCAATTAGCACTTAATGGAATGTCTGTGATAACGGCTAATCGGTTAGGGTTTGTTCCAAATACTGCACCAAAGTTGTAGTAGAACGTACATTCAGTAGCACATCCATCAGATGGTGTATCAGTTGTAGAGATTGTTCTACGGATGAAATCTTCACTTGGTGATAATGTTGTACCCATGATTCCACCAACACTTCTTCCGTCTAACATCCATACATCACCAGTTCCCTTAGCTACATCTACTGGAACTGTCTTATCTTCAATGAATCGATAACCCATAAAACGAACATTTCCATTTGCATCTTTCGTCCAGTTTGCAGGAAGTTCGCCATTGAATTTACCTGGAACGATAACTTCTTTAATAGCCATATATGTTAATGGATGTACTGCGAAAATGATTTCACCAGTATTTGCACCACTCATTACAGCTAATCGGCATCCTAATGAATCAAAAGCCGCCAAGATATTCTGTCCTAAGATTTTGATAACTGTTTTATCTTCTACAACTTCCAACAATCCGTGGAATGGTTTCAATACAGAAGTACCAGTAGCAGAAGTACCATTGATAATGTTGTAAGAAGTGAAGTAAACCATGCTTAAACGTGCCATACGATCACGAGCTTGTTTTACTGTTTCACCCTGACGAGCAAAATAACCAGTTAAATCATTTGACCCAAAACGTTTTTTACTCCATACAAAGTTTTCTAAGATTTTGTCGCAATCTTTCAAACACAATAGCTTTAATGGAACTTCTGAACCACATTTAGCTAAATCAAGTGGTGTCCAGCAACATTCATTTTGAGTATCTTCAGGCAATGTAGTTCCAACTTCCCAAGGAAGCACGATATTTAATTCACCTGAAGAATCACGATGAATCTGTGCAGACCCATTGTTAAATGCAGTCTGAATCTGACGGCTACGAGATGTACTCAATAACCACTGAACCAATGGGAAACTATTTTGGAAATCGTTTGCTAACTGATTCTGTGAGAAATCAGGTGCCATACCGATTTCTCCAATATTGCTAAGTTTAGCGAAATCGACAATATCAACTGAATTGTTTTCTAAAACACTTGTTGCGAATGTAGGCATTATTTATCTCCTTTCTTAGGTTCAAGACTTCCTAAAAATCCAAATTCAGGATTTACAGTTGGTTCTTCCTTTTTAGAAGTTTCTGTTCCGTTCATTAGTTTTTCTAAACGACTTAGAACATCTTCAACCTGTGAATTTAATTTCTCCTCTTTTTCTGCCTCTTTTTTATCGTCTACTTTTGTTTCTTTTGCTTGTAATTCTGCAATCTTTTCTTTCAATTCCTTGTTTTCGTTTTCCAAAGTCTCGAATTTCTCCATGAAACTTTCAAGAATTGTTAATTGATCGCTAGATAATTCGATTTTTTCTTCCGTAACTTCTTTTTCTTCAGGTTTTTTAGTATTCAAATCTTCTTTTGGTTGAATATCTTCTTTTTTACCTGATAACAAATCTTTTAAATTCATTTCATCTTCTCCTTCTATGGTTAGATTTACATTTGTACTGTCGACATTGGCAGGATTTCCAACAACGGAGAATCCTTGAATATCGATTTCTTGTATGCAAGGAAAGCCAAGTGCAAATGACTTTCTCCAATCCATCTTTGTTGCCATTTCAACACTGACAGACAAAGGGATTTCCTGATTTTTTAAATCTTGTACGATATGCAGTGAATCATTTAAATGAGCACGTACATTCAACGCTTGTCTTCCGTCTTCCAAATCCACGATTTCTAGGTCTTGTTTTGTCCAAGTTCCTAGATTTAATGGCAAAGAGAATAAGTGAATATGTGCCAAAGAGATATATCCTACATAATCATCAGGGAGATTGTTATAAAACTTCTGTATCGTCCCTTTTTCGATAAATAGACGGACATCTTCGCCACCCTCATACATAATTGCACCCTCGTTTAACAAGCGTGTTGGCTTGTCCTCTAGGAACGCAGAATTGGTAACGGATAACATCACGTTCTTTTCATTTAAAGATTCTAAATTGATAGATTCATCGATGTTCTGCTTTGCTTTTTTACGGATATCCAAACTTTTTTGAATGTTTTTTACGATAGTAGGTACTGGCATTACTCGATTACCTCCAACGGATTGTAGGCAAGTTTCTTAACTCGCCCTCCACACTGCTTACATAATTCAACTTTGTATGGAATATTATTTGCCTTGAGCGAATCTTCCATCGCTTTTGAATAAGGCTTTTTAAACACGCAACCTCGAATTGACTTTTGGAACAATTCGTCTTCAGGAAGCTCATATTCCACACCTGGATCAAGGACAATGTAGGAATATTTTGTAATTCCTTTTTCACGATAGACTACATCCACTTGAGTACGTTCTTTGATTGCATCGTGAAGTTTAAACGTTGCTATCTTTTTTGCTTGTGCCACGTTTTGCCTTCTTCTCTACTGGTTTTAATTTGTACTCTTTGTTTTGTCCTCTCAGATATGCAAGTCTTTCTTTTTCAGTGGTAAACCACTTAACTTCTTTTTGTTTGTCCATATCTAGCAAAGCTCTAAATCTTTGCAATCATAATCAGTAGTGGATGTTGTCTGTGTAGCCAATCGTTCAACCTGCTTAACATTTTCAAACAAAATAGTTCTAGCCATTACATCAGTAGCAAGTGGAGTTGGTTTTGCCATGTTCGTTTTGTCATAATACGTGAAACCAATAGCATCTCCTTGTCCATTCAAATAAGATTGGTACATTGCCCAAAAATTCTGAGCTTGCTCATCTTCCAATGTAATAACTTCAGAAGTAGTCGTAACCGTGCTTTCTTGAGCAGAAGCTTCTGGTTTTAAAGTGATTTTCACATCGAATGTTCTTTTGTTAGTTGCCATGTTTTCTCCTTTCAATCAACAAAAAAGGCAATATATTGAGCCTTTATCTATGCAATAAACGTGAAAAACGTTAATGCCTAAATACTCTTAGCCCTCTATATTGCCTCTTTATATTCAGTTTTTAATTGGATATTAGAAATCCAATGAATCTCCCGTTGGCTCTGTTTGCCCCTTTTGAGCCGTTAGGATTACATTTGCTATCTTAGCCAGTGCTTCATGACTTAAGCTACTCTTGAAACTGTTGATAAACTCTTGGTCTGAAATTGTTTTCTTGCCCATGTATTTCAAACCAGTTTTTGAATTCTCGACAATTTCAACAACGATGTTGTTCGTATAAACTCGTCCAGTAGACTGTTCCTTGATAGCTCGATAGTCTGTAACAACTTCATAAATCGTAGTTTTTTCGTCTTTTTTAATTTTGCGATAGCGATTTAAGAAATAGTTATCAGGATTGATTGCAACTGCATGACACTGTGTTCTTGCATAACACAATCCACCCTCTCTTGTTACTCGATTTCCAAAGTCAACTTTACCTTCGAGAATTTCCTCAGCTCTCTCTTTGTTATTGACCTTGACTGCATCGGCAAATGTATAAACATCTCTTCCGTTTACATTGGAAATTGGTTTTACATCGGCTTCCTGCATGATGCTTTCTAAAATACTCATGTTTTTGCCTCCTAAGAAATTTTTATAATATGGTCTGTCAATGTCTTTAAGGATTCCATGATCTGATTCTGAATATCGGTTGGAATCGTGCCACCTTCCTCTACTGAGGATTGGTAAGCCTGAATCAAAGAATTGACTGCCAATGAATATTTATATGATTCACTTGATCTATCCACGTTGTATCTTGCTTCATATTTATCGAAGTAGACTTTAGGAAGTCCAAGTTTCTCTGACAACAACGGAGAAAACTGTGTTGCGATTCCCTCTCTCGTTGGAATGATAATATTTACCATTGCATTGTCAATAATCTTTTCCATCGAAACGTTTCCTGAAACATCTCCAAGTCCAATCAATTCAGGTGTCATTCCAATACACTGTGCAAGGATTGAACCCTCTTTCATTTGAAGATATTCTAGGAACTCCGTTGCCTTGGTTACACGTGGAATGTGATCGAATTTGTTCTCGAAATAAGAACTTCCCAAGATAACGTTGTCTGAACTTGAGTTTTTGATTTCCTGAGCTAGTTTTTTGACTTCTTCTCTCGCTCTCTCGGCTCGTAAGTCTTTCGTAGCATTAGACTGATCTAATATCTCGTTAGCCGATACATCGATATCTCCACCATTCAGGAAGTTATCTTTCATCCAAAAAATCAAACGACCAGGACCATCGTAAACGATATCGTAATTCAATCGTTGGTAAACATTTCCGATCAACTCTAAGCGTTGTTTATCTTGTCGCAACTTACTGATTCCGTTCTCTGTTGTTGTATCGGTTCTTATATTGATGAAATCTTCAGGAAGAACAACCATATAATCTTTGTTTGTGGATAAAATTCGTCCTGAATTTCTGAATTCGTCTCTATCTAACTCGATTGGTTTGTTACCTAAAGAAATCGGTTCATCCTCATCGATGGAAATAGCATACGCAACAGTTCTGTTGAAACCTAAATACTCGGTATCTTTTTTCACGATGCTTGTATATCGTTTGGCTTGTACTGGAATAATTCCGTTTTCTTCATCCAGCCATCGAATACCACTCTTTCCATACAAGAGCATATCTCGAATGGAATCCCTAAGAACAGAATAATTGGTAACCCCTTTTGCATTTCGCTTATAAAGAAAAGGATTTAAAACGTTGTTGTCTAACTCTTCATCCCCTGTTGTCAATTTGTTTGTGAACATGAAGTTCAGGTAATTATCGATAACATAAGGAAGAGTTGGCAAGTTATTTATCATCCATTCGATTTCTTCAAACTCATTTTTATGTTTAACAAGTGTGAATCCGTTTTTGCAAACGGTGTTACATTCTAACAACTGATCTAGGATTAACTCGGCTTGCGACCAATCGTTTTCGTTGTATCTTGGCTTTAAGGTTGAAGGACTTTTAGGAGAAGTCGATAATTTTTGTCTTTTTTTATAAATTCGTTTGTTCGACATTTATTTCCTCCTACTCGTTTTGTGTATAAACATAAATTCCTCCATTCATATTATACAACATAATTGAATGAACGGATAAAACGCAACAATCCAATTCATCAGGCGACTTTCCAATCTTGGCTTTGATCTCGTCTTTAGGAATAATTGCGATTTTTCCACCTGATTTGACCGTGGATTTGGTATATTGCATCTGATTTTTCAGGATATTGGCAACTTTTGTTGTCATTGTCAATTTTCCGTTGTCCATGAGTTGTTGCATATCCAAATACATCTCGGCACGCATATTGGCTCCGTATTTTGCTGAATAATGGCTGTTTTCCTTGCGCTTTTTCGTTGTTCCTGCTCCAAAGTTGATACCGACAACGTTAAAATCCGATGCATATTTGGCTAAACCCTCGACAATATAGACACCCCAACCGATATCGACACAGATAACCTTGGCTTTTGTCCGTCTTTGTATTCTTAAAATGGATTTAATTATCTTGTCTGAGGTCTTTCCATCCACCCATTTTCCTTTATCGATGGTAATAATGTCCAAAATACGGACATTTTTGTATAAATCCATGCAGGCAAGGCATACATCGATGTTGTCTTTTCCTTTGTAGGCACTGTCGACACCCAAAAAGTACGTAAATCCATCTTGTAAAGGGGAATCGTCCAAACGAATATTCGAAAACATGGATTCATCGCTATAATTTTCCAGTTCGCATAGGAAATAGCGTTGACACGTACTCTGTACCTTGAAGAAATCCGACTGTACGACTTGTTGTGTGTTTCGTATACGTCCTTCTTCGATGGCAGTACGAACATCCATCCAAATAATCAATGTATCTTCAGGAGGATTTTCTTCTGTTAGCTTGTCGTAGAACATTCCTTCGTGGTGAGGGTTGGAAATTTCAATTAAAAGGTCTTTTTCTCCGTCTACATTGGAGAATTCTCTTCGACCTATCTCGACATACGCTTCGTTTGGAACAAGTCCTGCTTCGTCAAGCATATAATCGCCACCTCGACCGATAGCCTGATTGGACTTCTTGGCATCGCTTGAACTTGCACCTAAGGTAATGGATTCGATTGAGCCTCCCCCTTTAAAGGATAGTTTTTCTTTGGAAACCGAGGTTTGCAGTTTTTCGATCTTGTCCTGATTGTCGACAAGCAACTTGCTTTTGATATCCTGATGTGCATTTTGAATGTGCTTTGTAACATGCCCCATGATGATGCGAGTTGTTGCTTCTGTTCCGGCAGCGACCTGCAAAGTATGTCCGTTCGCACCGATATAAATAGCAATCTGCCCCATCAAATACGATTTCCCATATTGTGAAGTGGTAACGACAACGATTTGATTGTATTTATGTGTTTCGTAGTGCTCGATAACAGCTCCAAATATGACGGCTTGTGTAAAGTACAGATTTGTTTCAAAACACGTTGTAGCTTCGATAGCCCCTTTCATGGCTAATCGTTTGGCTTCTGACATTTCGATGTTGATGCGCTTGTAATGTTTAGGAATGTGCCCTCTTGTCCATTTCTCTAGGTTCTCTTTGGGTTCTGCACTTTCGCACAGTTTGACAACCTTTTCCTGAATTGAATTCAAATAAACTATTCCTCTACGTTTTCAGACGATACTTCCTTGACTTCGACATCGATAGGTCCGCCCAAGACCTGACGGATTCTACGTTCGACAATCGCTCTTTCGTCCTCGATTGTTAGATTCTGATTGATGTTAACATTTTTATTCACATAAACACCTTCCATCTTATTAGCAATATCTAAAGCCTTTAATCGGTCTTTCGTTTCGGCATCAGGCTCGATATCTCCCATAATCACTCCAGTCAAATACATGAGTTTTTCTTCGTAGGACAACTGTTTTGCCTTTAATCTGTGATGGTTTCGCTTGGAAATACGATTTTTTACATCTGCATCGTTTAAAACTTTCCATCCGTACAGATAATTGGCACTATCGGTTGCCTGAGGTCTATATTTTTTAACGATTTGTTGCATATCTTTGACTGTTCCATCTGGACACGTTTCCATAAATTCCATAAAGATACGATCTTTAAGGTTCATTTCCTGAATTTGTGAGTATGTCTTGGTCTTGTCTTTGCGTGCTTTGTTCTTTTGTCTTGTCTTTTTCTGTACTAATTCACCCATTCAAATTACACCTCTTACTACATATAAAATTTTAACATTGAATTTTGAAAACGGACTTTCCACAAAAATCATGTGTATTTTTTTCGAGTTCGTTTTTTCGTGCTTGGAAAAGATTTTTCAAGAAAAGGGGGTGTATTTTCTTAAATCTGTACATTTAAACCTTATTTTTGTGAAAAATTCTCAAATATCCGTCTTAAAACGTTTATTTTTGCAATTTTAATTTAGTCATAATTTAGTCATAATTTAGTCATAATTTAGTCATAATTTAGTCATAATTTAGTCATT